CAATAGGACCGGCAACCTTGACCAGCGGCGGCGTTCTTCCTACGGGTGCAACACCACTCCCAGGCGGAGATTCGTTCGGCTCATTGACGATAGGCAAAGCAGAAGGCGGCGACATTACTGCCGGGAACCCTTATTATGTAGGCGAAAACGGTCCAGAGTTAATTGTTCCAAATCGCAACGGCACCGTGATTCCAAATAACAAACTTGGTGCACTCGGCGGCGGGCAGCCGCAGAATGTTTACAACGGTCCATACATTGCCAACGTGAGTGCTATTGACTCGAAATCGTTTGAAGATAGACTGTTACAAAGTCACAATGCAATTTGGGCTGCCAATCAATACGCAGGAAAATCACTACAAACCAGCAGGTCACGGACATGAGTTTTCAAACAATCTTTGATATTCAGCAGCACATGACCGTGAACAACCGGCGAACAGTCGGGCAACAAGTCAGCCGCTCTGGGCAAGTTCGGGTCGCTCAATACCTGACATCTGTGCCATGGGTGTTCACGGTTGTCCCGCACAATTATTTATATTACCCAACTGCCCGAGACATTATTCAAACAATTGACAATCTTGACAGACAGCTTCCAGAAGTTATTACGTTTAACACTACAAACCTTTCATGGTTCACGCTATACCAAGGCGACTTGACCGAAACTCAACGCAATGCTTTGACGCTTGCCGTTTCTCCAGTTGCCAACTCAACTACAATCCAAGTCGGCAATCTTCCATCTGTACCAAGTACAACAGTTGTTTTTGAAGCTGGCGATTTTTTACAACTTGGTGATTATTCCTACAAAGTAACAACGCAAGTTTTGCGCGGTGCAGGAACAACGGTAAACGTAACGCTTCACAGACCTGTCATTGGCTCTCCATCAACAGGAACGCTTACGGCAGTAGGACAGAATTGCACATTCAAAGTGCTTGCAGAAAAATGCCCAACCTATCAACTTAACCCAATGACAGACGGTGCGTTTGTTGAATGGACAGAGGCGTTTGTTTTTCGTGAAGACATAACAGGATAAATCATGCCAACAGAAATGTTTGCGCTTAATAGCGACTCAATACGACACGCGGAATTTGTGCAGCTTACAATGCCAGAAGCAACGTATCGCTTTTGTAATGCGGCTGCGCCAATTGTTGTGGACGGATGGTCATTTACAAATCTCGGCAGCTTATTAAACCTTGGTGATATTCAGCGCGACATTAAAGCAACAAGTGATGATCTAGTTATTTCGTTAACCGGAGTTGACAGTCAGAACATTGCGATAATTTTAAGCAACGACATTAAGGGCAGCCAAGTCCAAGTATGGCGCGGCTTCCTAGATGAAAACAATCAAATCATTCAAACGCCCACGCAACAATTTTTCAAACGATATCAGGGCATTGTTGCCAATGTAAGCATTCAAGAAGACTGGAATGAAGAATACAGGACGCGCGTTGCAACCTGCACAATCTCTTGTTCATCAATGCGTCAAATTCTGCAAAACCGCGTTGCTGGCATTAAAACAAACCAAACAACGTGGCAAATTCTGAATCCTGGCGATACAAGCATGAATCGCACCGCTGTCATTGCTTCTACATATTTTGATTTTGGCGCACCGCCACAAGGCGGCTCACAAGCCACGACGACAGCAAACCAGCAATCGAACAAACCATCGTTAATAAACAGCTAACATGATACGAACAGCGACAAAATACGACAAAACAGAAATCATTGAAATGATGAAGTTGTTTCGCAAAGAAAGTGACATAAAACAATACCAAGGGCTAGACAATGAGCCTTATTGGAATCGTTTGTTAGATCACATTCTTGCGGGAGCAGGGGTGATCTATATCGAGGAAGGCAAAGGCTTACTCATGGCTCTGATTACTCACACAGCATGGTGCGACAAAACGTATTACATGCAAGAACTTGCGTGGTATGTGAAGCCAGAATTTCGCAACACGCCGCTAGGGTTCAAGCTACTAAAAAAATACGTTGAGTTTGGTAACGAACTAAAAGAACAAGGACGCATTGTAATGTTCTGCATGGCAAAAATGATTACAAGTCCCGATATAAAATACGACAGGTTCGGCTTTTCCAAACTCGATGAAAACTGGATTCAATAATGTTTAAGACCAAATTTGTTGCCATCTTTGCCGCGCTGCTTTGTTTCACGTCATACGCTCATGCGGTTGGCAGTTTAATTGTTGCCGCAATCGCTGGCTCTGCTTTTGCTGCTACTGCGGCAGGGGTTGTTATTGCCACTGTCATTAACTTCGCGGTCGCCGCAGTTGTATCTCGCGCTTTCGCGCCCTCAACAGATACTCCAGATGCAAGCACCATGCAGGATAGCGGAGCGCGACAACAGCTCCCCCCCGCCACTACCAATGACGTTGCCATCGTTTATGGTGACGCATATCTTGGCGGCACGTTTGTGGATGCGGTATTAAGTAACGATCAAAAGGTCATGTACTACGTTATGGCTATATCGTGCATCAGCTCGAACGGTCAATTCTCATACGACACTTCCAAGTTCTATTACGGGGATAGACTTTGCACAATGTCAGGGGAAAATGTTACCGCTTTGACAGATGGTGCTGGCAACGTAGATACAAAAATCAATGGCAACTTGCAGATTTATCTATACACATCAAACGATGCTGGCGTAATCACGCCATACAACACAAGCCTTATGCCACATGAAGTAATGGGCGGTTCTGACATTGCAACAGGTCTGCATTGGACAGAAGGCAACCGACAAATGAACGGGTTGGCTTTTGCAATTGTCCGTCTGGTTTACAACAGAGAAGTCGGAACCACACAACTTCAAGCCATTACTTATTACGCGCAACATTATCTGAACAGCACGGGCAAGGCATTGCCCGGTGATGTATTTGTTGATTACTTGAGCAGCGAAAGGTACGGCGGCGCAGTTGCATTGGAAAACATTGATCTTGATTCTGCTGACGCATTAAACGCTTACGCGCTTTCAACAATTACATACATAGATGGCGAAGGTAATCCAGCGGTGCAGTCGCGTTATCTAATGAACGGCGTACTTAATGCTGGCAAGTCAGTCCTAGACAATCTTAATCACATTATGACGGCTTGTGATTCTTGGCTTGCGTATAGCGCAGCTTTGGGTCAATGGTCTGCTGTCATCAACAAGCCGGAAACAGTCGAATTAAACTTTAACGATACAAATATCATTGGCGAGATTCGCGTCTCCGCAACGGATATTACGCAATCCATCAATCAGATTGAAGCAAAATTCCCTTCTAAACTAAACCGCGACCAATACGACTACGTTTACCTTCAAACTCCATCGCCCCTGCTTTACCCTAATGAACCAGTAAATAAGTACACCTGCACATACGAACTGACCAATGATTCTGTTCAAGCCCAATACCTAGCCAACAGAACACTAGAGCAAGCTCGTGAGGATTTAATCGTCAGCATTAAGACAACATACAACGGCATACAGATCAATGCCGGTGACGTTGTAACTATTACCAACAGCGCATACGGATGGACGCTCAAGCCTTTCCGTGTAATGAAGGTCAACGAAGCGTCCCTGCCAGACGGCAACCTTGGCGCAGCCCTTGAACTGAATGAATACAACGCTGCCGTCTATGACGACAAGAGCATCCAAGCCTATCAGCCAGCGCCTAATAGCGATCTAGCATCGCCATCCTATTTCAGCAGCTTTGCCGCACCGTCTGTAATCAATGTAAACACCACCGCAACGATTCCAAATTTTACCGTATCTTGTTCAATTCCAAACGTGGGACGGGTTACTGGTTTAACCCTGTTCTACACTACCGTTTCCAGCCCCACGGTTGAAGATTGGAACGTATGGGGTACGCAGACAACAACCAACTCGCAACCTTTTGACCCGTCTGCCACGATTGTATTTACGGATGTCAGCTTACCAACATCGACCTATTACTTTGCAATTAAAGTATTTAACGCCGATTATCAGTCAGCCCTTTCACCGCTTTCAACGCCGTTTGTATGGAATCCAAACCCAACTACATCAGCGGTTGCCGGTACGTTTGTGGCTCAATGGGAACCAGTTGTTGTTCAAGTGCCACGGACAGGCGGCGTAACTCCTGTGTTCTCCGGCATTTCGCCGCAGCTTTACGGCATTGCGGCAGGTGGCTCAATCAATTTTGTGGCAGCCCAAACCGATGCAGACGCATTGTTTATCAACAACTCATGGCGCATTGGCTCATCGTCATCAACTGGCTATGGAAGTATTGTTGCAACAGGCATTACAATTGGCTCGCCTACCGATGGCGGCACATACGCACAATTTCCAACACCAACGGCACAGTCTGCAAGTCCAGCCAGCCTAGCCGTTCCAGTTCGATACAAGGATTCAACGGGCGCAGTAACACAATCCGCTACTGCCGTTCTGAATTTCTTGTACCTAGACCCCGGACCTCAAGGTCCATCTGGCGATGATGGCGAGAAAGCTGTAGTCGTAAACCTATACCAATGGAATACGACAACGCCGACCAATCCAAGCGGTACATCGTCTTTTGATTGGGCAACATTAACCAACAGCAGCTATTCCGGCGGCGGCGGTTGGTCTGTTTCTGTACCTGCAAACCCGGGAACGCAAAACATTCAGCTTTGGACGGCATCTCAAACCATCATAGCCAATTTCAGCGCAACTAGTACATCTGTAAGTTGGGCAAGCGGATACACGGTTCAATCTATTACGGCCAACGGTGCGAACGGGGCCAACGGAACGAACGGCACAAACGGCATCAATGGTCTGCAATCCGCAACGGCTACTGTTTACCAATGGGCTGCGACCATTCCTAGCGGCCCAACTGGCACGGCATCTTATGTCTGGGCAACAGGCAACTTTGGCTCTGCCCCTTCCGGCTGGACCTTAACCCCCGGCACAACTCCGTCTGTTGGCTATACGTTATGGCAAGCGCAGGTCAAGCTGCTTGATTCTGCTGCTGTTACAAGCACATCATTCAACTGGACTAGCGCATCTATTACTGCTCTGTCGTATGCCGGCACAAATGGCACGGCTGGCGCACAAGGCGCATCGGCTCGTATCTGCTACACCAAAACAAGCCTGTCTGCATTGGCCACTTCACCGGCAACCATTACAACATCTGGCAATGCATCGTTTCCTCCTAATGATTCATGGGGCACGGGTACAGTTTGGCAAGCAACTGCGCCAACGTACACGACTGGCGAATCAATTTATCAATCGGATGGCGTATACAATCCAGTTACTGACCAGACTGTTTGGAATGTGCCGTACATCTCTGCACTAAAGGTTGGCAGCCTATCAGCTATCACAACCAACACCGGCACGCTAAATGTTTCTGGCAGCATCTCATCTAGTAACGGCAATTTTTCTGTTGACTCAAGCGGCAACGTAACAATCCGCAACGCAACAACTGGCGCACGAATGACAATCAGCAATACACAAATTGTTGTTTACGATGCCAGCAACGTCATCCGTGTAATCATTGGTTACTTGGGGCCATAATGGCAACTTATGGAATAGCGACACAAAGCAGCACAGGTCAGGTTTATATGTACTCGCCCGTTATGAATGGGCTTTTCTATAATTCTGCTGGCAGCTATCAATACAATGCGTCAATAGCGAATACCGGGTTCACGACCCAATATGCTATTGCCACCCCAACGCAGGGAATGTATAGCAACTTCACCAGCGGTGCGCCGTGGAATGGTACGGTTGGCACAGTCGGAAGCCCCAACGCTACAGGCACTTACTTTTATCAACCGACTGCTTACGAGAACGGCAGCAACGCTTCGGTGTACCCGCCAACAGTTGCGCCTTTGCCTGCCCATGTTTATACGTTCGGTGTGCCATCAACTACTATTTCCGGCTACGGATTTTTTGCATACGGCTCTAACTCAAGTACAGTATCCGTTGACAACAACCATCGTGCTTATTATGTGCAACCGCAATCAGATGGTACTTTCATTCGATCAGGCACAGCAACCAGCCTAGCATCTAACTCTAGCGGTGGTGGTTCTAGTTCTTATGCCCAGCCAACAAGCGCAAGCATTACATTTGAAAAGTCGTTTAATAACCCGCCATTAGTTTTTATCACGGCATCGTCTGGGCCAATTGCGCTTAACTATATGACCCAGGACGGCAGCGGCAAGTTTAATGGTATGTCAGTCGTTGCTGCTTCTAGTTTTTCAAATGGCGGCACATTGGCTGGCGTTGCCCCTTATAGCGGCAACACTTATTCGTTTTCGTACTTTCTTGTATCCGATGAAATCCCATACTACGGATCTCCAACAAACCACGGCATGCGAGTTTATAGTGATGGCGGTTCATTGATTTATGACTCATCCTATTTTCAGCCAACATTTACAGCGGCAACGGCTTCGAAGCCTTATGGTTATTTATCAAACGGTCAGTACTACACAACAAACATAAGCCTTTCAAAATCTGCTCAATACGGCATCTGTCTAAACAACATAAACTCTATAACCGGCAGCACCATTTATACCGCAGCCATTATTGGTGGCAGCGGCTTTGGGCCGTTTAGTTTGTTTGGTCGCTTTCTTCATGTGACATCTGATACCGCTGCGACTGTTTCTGGACTAGGTGCTTGCGCCATTGTCCGGGTCAATACTTTGCCGCAGGTCTGGTACAACTCGTTTGACTACACAATCCAGAACACGCCCACATTCCCCGTTCTATTTGCTAACTACACATTCTAGCCATGACGAAAATTGCATTGGTAAACCCTGACGGAACTGTTGCTGCTGTATATACAGGAGCGGACGAGACTTACTCGGACGGCATTCAATACGGGGAACAAGTTGCTCGGGCATTGCCTGACGGCGCAAACCCTGACGAAGTGCTGGACTGTTGGCGGTGGGCTGGCATTTGGATTATCCAAGAACATCCAACTCAAAACTTAAATGTTGAAGTTGTGGCAATAGTGTCTTCGCCTGTTATAGAATAGCCAAAAGACAAAACATGATTCCCGGCTTCCGTAAGGGTATGGACGCTGGCATTTACCAAGCAAAGGAAGAATCATGGCTGTATTTAACAAGAACACGCTGACGCAAATTAGCGGGTTCGACAATCAAATTATTGCCGGTGAGTTGGTTTACCAACAAAAGACTTACTGGAATTTATCCTTCTCCCAAAACGGCACACCGATTGATTTGACTGGCGCAACTATTGACGCACAAATTATTCGCCGCAAATTATCTAATGTCCGTGACAGCCGCTATGGGCTTACGTTTGACATTGAAGACTACACACCAACGCCCGACCCTGTTTCTCTTGTTATTGAAAACAGGAACAACGCTGGCGGCTCTTTTACATTAGTCATTGACGACGATGCGTGGGACGCTATTGCTGGACAGCCAGACCTAGACATCAACAGCATAAATGGTGCTGGTTATTCTGGTCGAATCAAAATTGGTTTCCCTTCGTCTGGCCCTACTCCTGCCAACGATATGATTATTTTCCTTCTATTCATTGTGCGCTCTGACGCTATCATTAACGTATAAGGCAAAATCATGGCTGAACTAATTATTCAAAATGCGCTTGGCAATGAAGTTGTCTTGCAAGTTGATCGTGGCGTTGTAGGCCCTACGGGGCCAGCAGGAAGCGCCGGTCCTACGGGGCCAACGGGCAGCACCGGAAGCGCAGGAAGCACGGGGCCTACTGGCGCAACGGGTCCTACAGGTGCGGCCTCTACTATTGCCGGACCCACAGGCCCAACCGGAAGCGTAGGGGCTACAGGCCCAACAGGTGCGGCATCGACAATAGCCGGTCCAACCGGCCCGACAGGTTCGCAAGGTCAATCCATTACTGGCCCAACAGGGCCAACAGGGGCTAATGGTACGTCTATTACTGGACCTACAGGGCCTACAGGCGCAGCATCAACTGTGGCGGGGCCTACCGGACCAACTGGGGCGCAAGGTAGCGCAGGTGCATCAGTAACTGGGCCGACAGGTCCAACCGGAAGCATCGGCCCAACGGGTCCTGCGGGTAGCGGATCAGGTAATGTAAACGGCCCCGTTTCATCTACTGACAATGCGTTTGTTCGATTTGATGGCGCAAGTGGTACGCTTATTCAAAACAGCAATGTAATTCTGGATGATTCTGGAAACGCATCTGGCTATAACGCCATTACCTTTGACACAACGCCGACAACCCCGCCGACTGCGGAAGGTTCTTTGTATTGGGATTCTGCTGACGGCAACCAAACCCTTTCCCTAGTAATGGCTGGTGGCAATGCTGTTCAACAAATTGGTCAAGAACAGTATTACCGAGTAAAAGCATCCAGCGCAATCACCAACGGTCAAGTGGTTATGTTTACCGGCACCGTTGGTGCGTCCGGTGGATTGACTGCGGCACCAGCAACAGGCTTAACCGCATCTACGGCAACCTATGTTATGGGTGTTGCTACGCAAGATATTCCGCTTAATAATTGGGGTTATATTACTGCCTTTGGCTTGGTTCGCAACATTGACACCAGCGCATTTACGGATGGGCAAATTCTGTATCTGAACCCTGCTGTTGCCGGTGGATTGACCGCAACCATTCCATCTGCGCCAAATCCCAAAGTGCAAATATGTGCCGTTGTTCATGCGGCAAATAATGGCTCTTTGTTTATTCGCCCCGCATTTGGTGGCGCATTAGGTCAGTTTGAAGGCAACGTGCAAATCACTACACCATCAAACGGTCAGGCTCTTACCTATAACGCAACTGGTGGTTATTGGGAAAACACTACAGCGGTTGGCCCGACAGGCCCAACTGGCGCATCAATTACTGGCCCGACAGGCCCAACAGGTTCAGCCGGTGCAACTATTACTGGGCCTACGGGGCCTACGGGTGCCACGGGTGATTCTATTGTTGGCCCTACCGGCCCTACGGGTGCAACAGGTTCAGCCGGTGCGTCAATAACAGGCCCAACAGGCCCAACCGGGGCAGATTCTACTGTTGCTGGCCCTACCGGCCCAACGGGTGCTGCCTCTACTGTTGCAGGGCCTACTGGCCCCACGGGCGCACAAGGTAATTCCATTACCGGCCCTACCGGGCCTACAGGTGCGGATTCAACCGTGGCAGGGCCAACAGGCCCCACGGGTAGTGTCGGCCCCACCGGCCCCACGGGTGCGGGAACTGTTGTCAGCATCACCGCCGGTACTGGTTTATCTGGCGGCACTATTACAACATCTGGAACGATTGCGTTAGCAAACACCGCAGTTACGGCTGGATCGTACACAAATGCAAACATTACGGTTGATGCACAAGGTAGATTGACGGCTGCGGCAAATGGTTCTGGTGGCGGAGGTTCTGCGGCAACTCCTACTGTGCTTGGAAGCGTGTTTGGGGAAACAACATCTGTTTTTCCGGCAAAAACAAAATTCGGGTATCAAGCCGGTAATTCTAGCACTGGAAACAATGATGTGTTTTTGGGTTATAGATCCGGCTTTAGCAACACCACGGCCTCTGGAAATACAGCAGTTGGATCTTACGCTTTGTATAGTCACACAGATCAAGGCGATTGCACGGCGGTGGGGTCAAGTGCTTTATATAGCGCAACAGGTACACAAAATACAGCGGTTGGGTCAGGCTGTCTGCAAGCAGTAACAACCGGTACTGATAATACAGCACTTGGATATAATGCAGGTGCGGCAATTACCACTGGGTTTAATAATACTTGCATCGGAATAAACGCTGGAAATAGCGGCGTAAATAACTTAACAACCGGCAATAATAATATAATTATTGGTAACAATGCCGCTGCGACTTCTGCGTCAGTAACTAATCAAATTACACTTGGCAACAGTTCAATCACAACGCTTCGCTGCCAAGTCACCAGTATCACAGCGTTGTCTGATGCCCGTGACAAAACAGATGTTAAAGACTTAAATGCCGGGCTTGGATTTATTGAAAGTCTGCGCCCTGTATCTTTTGTCTGGAATATGCGTGACGGCGGCAAAGTAAATGTGCCAGACACGGGTTTTATTGCACAAGAATTAAAGCAAGCTCAAGTTGATACAGGCATTGAAATTCCTGGGCTGGTTTATGAGTCTAATCCAGAAAAACTAGAAGCTGCTTACGGAAAATTGATTCCTGTCTTGGTTCAAGCAATAAAAGACCAGCAAAAGTTAATCAACGAAATGCAATTACGCATTGAAATTCTTGAAAGGAAATAAAATGTCAACTTTCCCAGTTGTAGTATTGTCACAACCTTATGTGGCACAAACCGAATACAAAGACAGCGATGTGTTCATTCTTCAAGTAGAAGATAATGTCACACAAAAATCGCTACGGGCGTTTTGTCAGCTTGGCACAAACTTATCCTTTAAGTATTGGGTTCAAGTAATGTCAGGTGACAATTACAATGTTAATTGGACAAATGATGACGTTGTTAATGCTGTAAAAGCATATTTTGTAAATTCATAAAACTAAACAGGACAAGACAAGATGAAGATAGCGGTTTACGCAATCAGTAAAAATGAAGAACAATTTGTCAGCCGGTTTTGTGAATCTGCAAAGCTGGCTGACTATATTGTTATAGCAGATACGGGGTCAACTGATGGAACTGTGGAAGCCGCACGGCAATCCGGTGCAATCGTTCATTCAATATGCGTTAAGCCTTGGCGGTTTGATAAAGCCCGTGATGCGGCGCTTGCTCTTGTACCCGCTGACGTTGATGTTTGCATCAGCCTTGACCTTGACGAAATCCTAGAAGATGGCTGGCGCGAAGAAATCGAAAAAGTCTGGACGGAACAAACAACCCGCCTCCGCTACAAGTTTGATTGGGGCTGCGGCATCAGCTTCTACTACGAAAAAATTCACCATCGGTTTGGCTACCATTGGCATCACCCGTGCCACGAATACCCTGTGCCGGATAAAAGAACTCACGAAGTCTGGGCTAATACGGACAAACTTCTGGTGAGCCATCACCCAGACCCGACCAAATCACGGGGTCAATACCTTGACCTTCTACAGCTTGCGGTTGACGAGGATCCACGCTGCCCTCGCAATGCGTTTTATTACGCTCGTGAATTAACCTTCTACAACAAGCACCTTGAAGCGGTACACGCTTTGAACAAGTACCTAGAAATGCCAGAAGCAACATGGCAAAACGAACGATGCTATGCCATGCGCTTGCTAGGCAAGACCTATGACGCTCTTGGTCAGGACGGGCGGGAGTGGTACAGAAAGGCTTGCAGCGAAGCTCCTAATACCCGCGAACCTTGGGTGGAGCTGGCGCAATCATGTTATGCAAAACAGGATTGGCTTGAATGTTACAAGTCTGCAATGCGCGCGCTTGAGATCAAAGACAAAACACTTGTTTACACAATGAACCCAGAAGTATGGGGTGCGTTGCCGCATGACTTGGCAGCTATTTCCGCATATAATCTAGGCAAATATGATGCTGCCATAGAACAGGGGCAACTTTCTGTCAGCATTGACCCAGACAATACAAGACTTCTCGCCAATCTTGAATTTTATCGGGTGCAAAATGGACATCAATTGCTTAACTAAAGACGAAGCCAAAAGCATAGAACATCGGCTTGACGAAATCCTGCAAGAAATTAAAAAAGTTCATGGTGCGTTTCCTCGAACCGATGACGGTGAAGCTGACTTCTCTGGTCATAGAGAAGCGCACGAAGCAATGATTGAAGCTGCCAAAGCCCAGACAGAATTCTGGCGCGAACTCAAGCTTGATGTAATCAAAAAGGGGGTATGGGGGCTGCTGATAATTGTCTGCGGTCTAGCAATCACCGGCTTTGCTGCCAAATTAGGCATTGCAGAAATTCATAATATCAAGCCATGACATATTATCTATCAGAACGCTCACTTCGTAGGCTGGAAGGTGTGCATCCAGACCTAGTGAAAGTTGTTAAGCGTGCAATTGAAATTACGCCAGTTGATTTTGCAGTCATTGAAGGCTTGCGTACCAAAGAGAAACAGGAACAACTGGTTAAAGCTGGTGCATCCAAAACAATGCGAAGCCGTCACTTAACAGGACACGCAGTTGACCTGGCCGCTGTCATTGGTTCAGAGATACGCTGGGATTGGGCTTTGTACCCACAGATTGCCAACGCCATGAAGAAAGCGGCATACGAACTAGACGTGCCTATTGATTGGGGCGGCGATTGGAAAACATTTAAGGACGGTCCGCACTTTCAACTAACATGGGATGAATACCCAACATGAGTTTTGACCCTATCACCGCAGGCATTGATTTAGTCAAAGACGTTGGCGGCAAACTTATTGACCATTGGTTTCCAGACCCTAATCAGGCAGCAAAAGCCAAGATGGAACTGCTCCAGATGGAACAGGAAGGTCGGTTAAAAGAACTGGTGGCAGCGAATGAACGATTCACGCAAGAGGTTGCAGACAGGCAATCGGCACGGGAACGTGAAGCGCAGATTGCTACGAGCGATGCGGCTCCGTTGCTTAACAAAATCGTCACGCCTATTCTGGCTATCGGTGTGGTGGTACTTACTTTTTTACTGTTTGGTTTTGTTTTGCTTGATAGCGGCGCAATCGACCCAGCCCGTAAAGATATGGCAATCTACATCCTTGGTGCATTATCTGGAATCTGCGGAATGGTCATCTCATACTACTTTGGAAGCAGTAGCGGCAGCGTACAAAAATCAGAAGTTATGGACCAGTTACTAAACCGTCAATAATCTGTTATGCTTTAGCTGCTGCCACAACAGCAA